TCAACAGATTTTAAGTCTGGTGTGTCTACCGATTCCACCATACTCGCAAGGTGGGTGATACTGGATTCGAACCAGTGACCAATTGCGTGTAAAGCAACTGCGCTACCACTGCGCCAATCACCCGATGTGACAATTATACCATCGAAGGTATTAATTGTCCAGTGCTTCCTGAGAGGATCGAACTCTCCTTAGGCAAATTATGAGTTTGCTGCATTCACCAGATTGCTAAGGAAGCAGATGGGAATACTGGGAATTGAACCCAGACTAAGCCCTTATAAGGAGCCCGCTCTAACCGTTAAGCTATACTCCCAAATACATCAATCAGCGTCGTTGTTGTCTGTTGTGTGTATTCGCAGAAAATCTGCTTCATCAGCAGGCATCATTACTGCTGCTGTTCCATCTTCTTTAACAATTCCTATTGTCTCTCCTTTCTCTACTCTTGTGTAGAGTTCATCAAATTTCTCTTCCCATTCCTGTAAAGTAAAAACTTCCATCAATGTTCCACAGTTGATTTATTTATCACGCAATGGCAAGGTCCGCATATTCAATCTGATCATCATTTAGATTAGAAGTAACGACATCCAGTACAGACATGAACTGATCAACAGTATCACATTCCACAAACTTTTCATCACCCTGATCACTCAGGAGGAGAAAAGAACGAGAGCAGATGTCGATCACGATACCTTCGACAAACTCTTCGGTGCGTTGCATGGGGTGCTTCCCTTGATTACCCATATATTATAGGGCATCCGGGTGGGGGTGTCAACTGTGCCAGTTGAAAAACTGGTCATAAGCTATTAAGGATAGAAATTACTTCTGCATTTGAAGTTTTTCTTTTTTCTTGCTCGGCTCTAACATTATTTGCTCCCCAATCCATCAACTCCTTTTCCATCTTCTTCTCTTTTATTTTATTTAAATCTGACATACTGATAATATTATCTCTTTGAGTTCGAAGAGCTTGTATTTCGGCAATAATATTTGTGATAGATGCTCCAATAGCTACGCATCTATTTGCACCATTACTTCCGGTTAAGTCAGTTTGAGTTGCTTCTGGTCCAACACCAACACCGGAGTATGCACGAAATGCACCTACATTTCTTGGTCCTTGGTGATCTGAACCAGACGATGATAAATTGCTTCTAACTATTCCTAGATTAGTAGAATCTTCAAAGTCTGTGAGATACTCATCTTCAGGATCTCCACTACCACCAACATTATAATCATCTGCACTCACTTCTGTGGCAGCATCTCCAGCATTTAATCTTCCATTATCTCTGTGATTTTCATACCCAAATCCAGAGTTAGAAGATGTTAATGTCGCAAGGCTAGTTGGTTCAAATGGATTTGCGGCACCAAAATTTACATCAGGACCTGCCATTGGTTTATAAATTTCCATTGCAACTCGATCCTCAAACACACTATAATCATTACCAAAATTTTGAGTTCCTACTAAATCTGGGTCAGTTTGCCTAACAATTCCTGATGTGGTAGATGTCGAATATGCAATACCTGGCCAACAATTACGACCAATTGCTTCCGTGGATAGTGTTACTAGTAGTTGTTTCTTTTCATTGATTTGTGCATTAAAGGAAAGAACATTACCATCAATTTCTTTACAGAATGCTTGGAGTGTTTCGGCATCTTCTTTGATCTGATTTTCAACTTTTCCTACGACAGCACCATCATAGTAAAGATCTTCTGCATTTTCTTCTTTTACATTCTTTTCATATGTTCCGTCATCTTTTTCTTTAACAGTTGTTGTGGAAATAATTCCAACTGCTTTTACATCAGATCCAAAGGGTGTGACTTGTGAATCAAATGCTCCTACTAGTTGCTCCTGATCTTTTTCAAATATTCCTAGTGTTTTATCCTTTAATGACTCATCCATTTCAATTCTCCAGTTCAGATACTCGTTGTTTTAATTCTTCAATTTCACGTTGTTGTTCTTTCATTCCGTCAATAAGATGGGCAACTAAGTTTTCATAAAGAACTCTTTTATAAACTCGTCCCTTTTTTTTACCATCTTTGACACTATTTACTCTCGTTTTACAAACGACTTCTGGTACAACTTCCTCAACTTCTTGTGCGATTAATCCAACCATATGTGGATATTTTTTGGCAAGATCTGGGACGATTTCTTCATCCCAATCAAAAGTCACCGGGTTTAGTTTCATAATCTTATCCAAACCATTTGTCAATGGTTCTATGTTCTTCTTCAATCTAATGTCGGAAGTGTGTGGACCAGTAGAAATAAACACCCCATTATACATCCAAAATCCATTTAGATTTCCAAATGGACTATTATGTAATGCTACCGCAGCATTATTAGTAATAACTGGTGAAGTTTCAGTATTCGTTGGTGTAACTTCAGACTTAAGTCCAGTTAATGAGGATTCGATGGCATTATATGCAACTTTCAATGCTCCAAGTGAGACATCGGTTCCAAATTTTACATCAACTCCAAATGTATTCCAAACACCAGTATGAACATCAAGACCAATAGAATTAAGACTCAATGGTGAAGTTAATGATGGTCCTACTACAAGTGCGGCAGAAAATGGAATTGTTACCGCACCAGTACCAAAGTGTCCCTTATATGCTGAAAGTGATCCAGGTTCCCAGAAACCAGAAGGGATATTTAATGCACCTCCCAGTATTGGATTAAAAACATCTAAAGTTCCTGTTTCTAATTTTTGAAATGACATTATTTACAAGTCTCCGCAATATCTGTAATTAAACTGGCAACTGGTCCTGGTAAAAATGATCCTAGTAATCCACTCAATGGTGAACCTTGAATAACATCAGCATACAAAAGTCTCAGATAACCTTTTGCATTAAGAGTAATACTATCGGCAGAAGTTACACAAACCTTACCACCGGCAAGATTAAGTTGTTCTTCTGCTCTCATTGTGATATGATCATTTGCCTTAATTAGGATTGATCCATCACTATTAGAACCAATAGTTTCAACATAAATGTTCTTTGCAATGATCTTTACGTTGCCATCTGGTGCCGCAAGAACCAAATCACCGTTCTTACATACAATTGATTTAGCAATGTTTTCTGATGGTCCAATAGAAGAATTGTCTTGATTTAGTGCCGAACCACAAATTTCATGGGATGATCCAGGAACTCGTTCCTCTTTGTTTCCAGTGAGAGTCTGAATTTCTGTATATCCATTTTTTAAAGCATTAAAAAGATTAGTTGATGCACCTTCACCAACTTTATCCTTTTCACCAACAGGACCCAGTTGAAGGACACCCCATTCGTTTCTGTATATTACTTGATCTGGTATTTTTGCCATGTTAACTTACACAATCCACAACACGAACAACATTTCTACTGAATAAACCTTGATTTTCAAGGTTCTCTGTAAGAACAGTTCTTCCTCTTAAAGTATTAATTGGAATTGGATTATCACCAACATTTATGGTGATATCTGGATCTCCAGATGCATCATCAAAGTTTTCTATTCTTGTAAATGATACAATTGGTTCAATCACAGCACTGTTTCCTGTTGGACTATTTATTATAACCTCTGGAATATTAATTAAACCACAAATTGGATCATTTATTTGAACATCAAATATTTGTCCAAATTCAGTCATACTAACACTTGCATTCAAGTTTGGGACATCTGGTGTAAGAGTAATACTATCCTCTTCGGTATATCCAATTCCTGTATTGAGAACTCTGAATCCAACTAAACAAACAATATAATCATTGCCAGGTCTATCATCACCCGTACCACCATCGATAGGAAGAATGCCTACGGTTCCTTCATCACCCGTACCACCATCGATAGGAAGGATGCCTACGGTGCCATCATCATCACCAAATTCATCTCCAATACCACCAAATTCATTTCTTCCATCTGCAGGTGGAGATATACCCCCGGAAGTTATAACAACACTAGTGACTTGCCCAAAATTTGGAGAGTCTCTATTATCTTCAATTATAGCATAACCAGATGTAAATGTATCTTCACAACTGTCTTCAAAAGATACGAATGGTGGATTACTATAGTTTGATCCACCAGATACTAAATCAACACCAATCGTTTTTCCGATATTATCAACAATTGCCTCTCCTACGGCACCGGCACCACCTCCACCAAAGAATGTGATTTTGGGAGCACCACATTTGAATACTGATGTATCACATGGTAATTGATATTGTGGAGAATCTCCAAGTTTATCTCCAAAAATTTCTAAATTCTCAGTCCACTTATCAACACTACCAATAATACCTTCGGCAGATGCATCAGCAGCAGGTGCTAAGAAATCATTAAATGTATCAATCTCTGCTTGGTTTGGCCCACCCCAAGCACTTGCCTTAAACGATTTGATTTCTGGGCAGTTTGGTTTTGCACATAAGAATGCCTCAAAACCAAGGATATAATCGAGTGCCTGGAATACACTTCCAACAATTTTTGTAATACCACCAAGAACATCATTAATTTGATCCAGGAGTGGACCAACTGACTTGTCTACTAGTGCCGCAAGATTATTAATCAGTGCATTTGTAAATTGTTGTGCTGCACAGAAAGGTGCATTAACGACTTTGCCTACCAATTCATTTAAGAAGTCTAATACTAAATCTGCAAGTCCACCGACAATATCTTTAAATGCACAGAAGAGATTATCTATAATCGTTTGAATAACAGTATTCTTAATATTTCTTGCTACCGTTGGCAGGAGCATCTCAATAAGGGCTTCAATTCCCTTTCTTATTTTGTCTATTAAAAAATCTCTCAGTCTGTTTAGTAAACTCTTCAGAACAGCACCAATAATACTTGCAGTTTGACTGATTATACTTGTGATGTTTGAAACTGCATTGATTGCTGGAGTAATATAAACATTTGCATATTGTTTAATCCCTTTGAGTGCCGTGAAAAAATTAGATAAAGCAATATGAATCTTATTAACAGTCGTCGTTCCACAAGTATCAGGCAAAGCAATTTGCTCTTTACCATCATCAATTGCTTTATTGTAAACTACAGAATAACTTATCTTCTCACTTTTTGGAGTTTCTGGACTATTCTGTGGTTTTGTTGTTTGTGGAGCGTTCGATTCTAACACTAAAAATTACCTCCTATTCTGATTATTTAGAGAGTTTTTTCACATCTACCACCGCAGGTTTGGATGGTTTGGGTGCACCGGTAACAAGATTGCCAGGAGTTCTACCAGTATTATATACATCTACCCTTTGCCCTAAAGTAGTTCCATTCGTAGATTCTCGTATTTCATAATCACTTCCATTATTTGTAAGAATTTGTGTAATTACAGGTATCTGACAATCATCATCCATAAAGAATCCAATGACCCATTCTCCACCCCAAATTCCCGTTGATTGTGCATTACGATTTCCATGTGTGGTTGGTTTTGCAACAATTGCCCAAGGAAGATCTTTATCTTGCAAAAGGGTTGCATCATTACTGGATGTTGGATGCATTCCAGGTATTCTAACTTTTACTCGATCTCCATGATAATCACTCCACTCATGCTCGTTTACATATTCATTAAAACCGGGAGGTATTTGACCAATAAACCATTTATTTCCATTAATAGAATATCCAATATTATTTGACATTATTGATTTCCTCCATATTTTCCATAAGTATCTCGAACAAGAGTCATGGATGTAAAAGATCTTAAAGAATCATAATGATGACATAAATCCATAATTAAATATTTTCCACTCTCAACTGGGTCACTAAATCCCTGAACTTTTTGATCAGGACTAATAATTTCTAAGTCACATCTTATCACATCACCTGCTTTTAAATTTGGATTACAAGGAACTTGAATCTTTACAACTTGAGTGAATAACAAATTATATCTCATTTGAACTTCTTGTTGCCAATCTTTTGGATTTGCCTCACCCTTTGATTCAGTGCTTGAAGAAAGTGCTCCCACATCCAAAATACTGTACATAACTCTCGCATAATCATCATCAGTAGGTGCAACTTCTGGAGTGGGTGGTTGTTTTTTTCCTAATGATTGTGGTAATTCACCCAAGGAAAAAACTCTTTCTTCTTCCTTAAACGTTTTAGGATTGAAAAATACTCCACGACTAGAATAGACGCCAGATTTAAGTGCATTAATTAAGTTTTGATTTTTATTCACACTAAATGAAGATATTTTGAAACTAGTATCTTCATTTACAGAAGAACGATTCACTTCTACCTTAAAATAAGGATTTTTATCATTGACCGGTGTCTGAGATATCAATCTATCAATTGCTCTAAAGTTGTGTCCATCTTTTGTTTCATAAAAGAAAAACCCAGGTTTACCATCACCATATGCAGATTTTGAAGCTAACATTATTAAAACTTCAAAAGGTGATTTCATATTACCAATAAATGGATATCTATTTGACGACTCATCAGTAATTATTTTATCCAATTTTAAAATATTTTTTGCAATATTTTTGACTGATTGCGTATTTGTAGAAGAATTAAAATAATTCTTTTTGACATGTGTCTGTTGATTTGTTATTGCAGATTTAGAAACTAAATTTAAAACCACAGTTTCTCTATTAGACTCTTGGTCTGGATTTGATGAACCACTAACATATAGTGGAGTTTTTGAAAAGTCCAGTGTTCCAAGACCAGAGGTAATTTTAAATTTTATTTCTTCATCTCCTGTGCCAGTTATTGGTAGTGCATTATAAATGGTTCCCACTCTTTCTTGAGAATCATATTTTTTATCATATCTAACATCTTGTTGACCTTTCTCTACCACTCCAGTATCGACATATGTCAAGGTTGCAGTAATATTTGGAGAAAGTAAACTCTCGTAGTAGTCAAAACTTACAACTTTCGATTGAAGTTGAATGACCTTTCCATTTTTAGTTATTGTGAATAACTGGTATTTTGCTGCTTCTGCTGAACTTGCCATTTATTTTATGCCCATATTGATGAAAGTTGTGCTACGGATGGTGATGAGACAGATTTGGATTTAGTAGGAATAGGCATCATATAAGGAACTGTCTGTATAGTATTTACCCTTTGAAGAGCAACAGTAGTAGAACCACCACCTCCTCTGGGATCTCTTTGATTTAATACTCTTGCCTGGTCACCTTTATTATTGGGTGCTGGTGTTATTTTTGGTTGTGGTTTTGATTTTTTAATTAAATCTAGAAGATCTTCATATGCCTTATTAATGCCGTCAGTATCATATACACCTCTACCACTTGTGGTTTTGAGAGATGCAAATTGACCCGCAAGTCTATCGTTGAATTGTTCTGCAGTAATTCTACCATTAATGAATTGCTGATATCCAGCCATATTCAAATAGTAATCCGCCATTCTATCCTGATTTTCTTTATTAAATTTTGCCGTCAAAGGAACACCTGTTTTACTTGCTGCAACTTCTGGATATAACATTTGATATGCACCAACAGCAGCACTTCTTTGCGTTTCAGGAATACCAAGTTTTCTTTGATGTGCAATGTAATCTTTTTGATATTGAACAACTTGATTGATGCTCATGTTAGTTATATCTTCACTTCTTCTTGAGAATCCATCCAGATATGCTCTGAAAGTTGCTCCATAATCATTGCCAGATTCTGCTCTCCTAATTGCCGTTTTTAGATCTGGAGAATCTGCAATAGATTCAGAAGATCTAGAAGATAAAGATGTAGATGGAGCAGGTACAGAAGGTGCAGGTGTAGATGAAGCACTCATCCTTGCTTTATTGTACTCTATTCTCTCTGCATCAGTAAACTTTCTCTTTATAAAAATACCAGTTTCTAAATCTTTAAATCCTTCAATTATTTTTTTCTCTCCAGTTTCTGCGTCAATTTCAGTTTTAGTTGCTAATACAATTTTATCACCACGGAAATATTTAAAGACGGCTTCAACAAGAAGTTCAAATGGTCTAATAATAAATCCAAGAGGTCCAAGATCCTCTTTTATTTTTTCAATTTGTTGATCAAGTTTTTTTACTTGATCACTCATTCTTTTTTTCTCGGGACTCAATTCTGGATCATCAAGTGGTTGTCCCTCTATCACTGCCTTTAAAAGTAAAAACCCAGAATAGATTGGTGTGACAAAACTAACCAAATTATCAATAAAATCTTGTACCTCTTTAATTATTCCTGGTAGAGCATTAACTAATATTCCGGCAAGTATTAAAGAACCAAATCCAATTAACCTATCAAGTAAACTCATTCCCGGTGCAACTGCAACCGAATCTTTTATTTTATCTAATGATTTTCCTACTGGAGATTCTAATATTTTTTCTTCTTTATTCAACTTTTGCCTTTCTACTTTTCTTATTGCAAGTCTTCTTTTTTCTGATTTTAATTTTCTCTGCTCTTTATTTTTTGATACTAAAAAACTATGAATATTGGTGACGTTTAACTTTAATTGTTTTACCTGATTATCTACTTTCATCTTACTACACCGTTATACCGTATAATGATGGAGATAATATACGGTATGGATCTGCAATGTTTATACTAGAAATATCAGGAACTTCAGATGCAGGTCCACTAGGAACTGAAATTTCTGGTGGTGGTAATTGATTTGTAATTGGTGGCAATTCTATCATATTAATTTTACCTTCACCAATATCAGAAGAAATCATCTGATAAATTTGCTCTGTTTTCATATTGTTTATTACCGTTCCACTAATTTTTGGAACGACAAGTTCTGGTCCACCCTCTCCTACGAGGTAAGGTTTTCCTGCTGTCATAGGACCACCTCTTTCTCTTTGTTCTACACCAGTTATTTGATCTGCAACTGTTGATCCAAATATTCCTCCTAGAGTTGAGGCTCCATAAATTAATCCTAAAACTGCAAGTCCACCAATAGTTGATGTTGGTTCTGGAATGAGAGCTGCTGTTAAAGCTCCAGCAGTAATACTTGCTAAAAGACCACCCCCAGCTCCTGATGCTGCCTGTACATCTGTTTGACCAGCATCTTTTCTTGCTTTATAATCAAGTCCAGCTGCTCCTACTGCTATAGCAGGTCCTGCAAATTTTGCTGCTTTTGAAAGACCACTAACAGTAGGTTTTAAATTTCTAGTTGATAATTTTGCTCTATTTGCAGTAGTGTTTGCAGATTCCGTACCAAATCTCTTGGCCGCAGCACTTCTACCAAATCTTCTTTCATATCTATTTGCAGCACCAGGAGAGGTAGTTCCTGGTGGACCTTTTTGTCCTCTCTGTCGGAAAACTTCCTGTATTGGATCTCTTATACGAGTTTTTGGTGTTTTTGAGGGTTTTGTGTTTGTTGGAGTTGTTCCTCTAGTTCTTCCTCCAGGTGGTGTTGGAGTTCCACCAAATAATCTCCTTCTTATAAAATTAAAAATATCAAAACCACCTTTAATAATTGCTATTGCACCACCAATTGCACCAACTATGTTTAAAATTGGTTGTAATAATAAAACACCTGCTGTAATTCCTGCGACCCACTTCCAATTTTTTGCTACCCAACCAAACCATTCGTCAAGTTGTTTTCTATTCTCTGGATTCTTTAACCATTCGAATGCTGCATTAGTTGCAATACCAGCACCAACAGCTAGCAGGAAACCCAATATTTGATCAAAAACATTTTTGATTGGTGATATAATCTTACCAGTGGTTTTCTTAATTCCTTTACCTAGTTTTCTTGCAGATTTTTCTAATAAACTTTCTTCTGCCTTTAATTTTTTCCTTGATTGACTTCTTCTAACAGTATTTTGTTCTTCTTTCTCTTCTCTTGCTCTCATTGCAAAATCAAGAGCAAGTTGTTTTTGTATTTCTACAAGAATCTTATTTGTTTCTACTAATGTATTTTCTATTGACGATTGCTGAGGATTTACTCCAGTTGTCGACTCAGGGTTTGTTTTTCTTACTAATGCTTCAGGATTTATTCTTCTTGCTAATGCAGGTCTTGATATCCTAATTCTAGATGTGTTTATCTTTGGAGAAAGGTTTATGGCACCAGAAATTAAAGAAGATGAAAAATTACTCTTCTTCAGTTTGGGAGTTGATGGTAAAGTAAAAGATTTAGATTCCACTTTGCTGTTGTGCCTTTAAGTTTTCTTCTTCAATATATTGTTGGAGTAAGATTAAATAAATTTCTCTCTCCCACGGAATCATATTTTCTAACTCTGTTAATGAATATTTATGATGCTGTAGCAAGGCAAAATTAATTTTATAGTATGACTCAAGACTTGTATGAGCCATACTCAACTGAAAAAACTTGCTAACCCCTCAAGAACTACCTCTGATTCGACTCCAGTCTTTGGATTCTTCACTGCAATTTTATGAGAAAGTTTCGGCATCGTAGTGAAGAACTTCTCAATTTGTTTAAATTGCTTGGTATTCAGTTGCTCAATAAATTCATCAAGTTCTTTCTTAGAGTAATCAGATGCCTCCCAACTTTCTTCTGCATTGTAAATCATATCAACACAGGATGTGATCATCGAAAGTGATTGGCCAACTTCACTTGTTCCTTCTGCAGTTTCGAAATTATTTTCGACAAACTGTTCCAGTGAGGGATAACGAAGTTTCATCGAAAGTTCATCATCAAGTTTAATAATATTCTTATGACCTCTGGTCTTCTGAATTTTAATAGTATCAATATCAATCGACATTTCTACTTCTGTTTCACCATCATCAGGACAAGTGATATTTACATCAACGGTTTCACCGACAGACTTTGCACGAACATTCAGAAACAGATATTCAATATCAAAAGTTGCAAGAGATTCTACTTTCACATCTTTCGTAAGAATACAATCTGATAGGATTTGAACAATGGCATTAGTAATTTCTGACATATTTTCAGATTCCATTGCCATAATCAAAATCTTTTCTTCTCGTACAAGAAAAGGTCTATATTTAATCTTTTTTCCTGTCGAAGGCAACGTCAAGTCATACGTTGGTGTATTAATCTTAGGTAAAGGCATACTAATTGATACAACTCATATGTGATTATTTAGAGGGTTATTTAAAGATTACTTATATCCAATAATTCTTCCACGTCGATTACGTATAGGAACTTTTGGTGTTACACTAAAAGATCCTTCAGGAACCGTATTTCCATAATTTCTTCTATCTCTGATTTGTGCTTCACTAGTCACACTACGGAAATTTGGATTGGAAGGTAATCCCTGACCATATGTTCCTTGACCAAAGTTGCCATCCCTTCCAGTTCCGGTATTTGGTAATTCCGATGCTACTGGTTCTGATGATGTTACTGATGCTTCTCTTTCTACGGTTCGTGCTTGTAATTCTGCACTAGCTGCTTTCAAAGATTGAAGAAATGAATCATTACTAGGTGCAAATCCTTTACTTACAGATCCTTGAGGATTTATAATATAACGGTCATAATTAAATTGAACACCAACCTTCAAAATATCTGCACCACCATAAGAAATAGGAGTTGCATTAATAATTTTAGGGAAAGCATTTACAAAAAGATAATCAAGTCTACTACCTTGATTCTGTATTTCGGAAGAACCGATGTTTTTTTCAAATTTGGTAATATACATTGTTTGAGCTTTATACTTCTCAGGATAGTTCATTCTCCTATAATAATTTAAAGAAAGTTCGCTCATATTATCACCATTACCAAGAACTTCACTTCCACTTGTGATGTAATCAATCCATGCCTCAAAAATTCTTAAATTTGTATAATCATTGTCCACATAGAATGTCAAATTTAAATCTGCATATACTCTCGAATGTACAAACTCCTGCGAAATACCCATAAAATTATCATTCACCTGTACGGTTGCTAAGTTGCTACCAGGCAATGATGCGTCTGCACATAAAAGACCTCCTGCATCAATAAGAAACTTGTTTGGACCAGTAACGCCAAATTTTCTTTCTGCGTGACTCTCTACTGCACCTGGAAGTGTGAACGAAACCTGATATTGATTGGTTTGTGATAAATTGCCGAATAAGTCTTTAGCCTTTGATGGTTGTATACTTTTTATTGACGGAATACCCACTCTAAATACCTATGGACTGCTTTATTATTAGTTATTTAGATGTCATATAAGGGAAAATATCAACCATCTTATCCTAAAAAATATAAGGGTGACCCTACAAACATTGTATACCGTTCTCTCTGGGAACGCAAGTTTATGGTCTACTGTGATAAGAACGAAAATATTTTAGAATGGGGTAGTGAAGAAGTTATCGTTCCATATCGTTCACCCATTGATAACAGATACCATAGATACTTCCCAGACTTTTACATTAAGGTCAAAGAATCAAACGGTAAGATCAAAAAAATGATCATTGAGATCAAACCATATAAGCAGTGTATAGAACCAAAGGTTAAAACAAAAAAGACCAAAGGTTATATTTACGAAGTTATGGAATATGCCAAGAATCAGGCAAAATGGGGTGCTGCCAAAGAGTGGTGTTTAGATCGTGGTTATGAGTTTAAAGTTCTTACAGAAAATGAGTTAGGTATCAAATGACATTCTCACGTCCTACAGATGATAATGAGAATCGTGTGCGTGGTGTA